TGAGTAATCAACGTGCCGGACGTACCTACCGCGCTGCAGCTAACGACAATAGCGGTATGGGTGTCTACCTTTTCTTCAAGAATGCTGCACAAGCCCTAAATGAAGCCGGATACGAAGACCCGGCTTTCTACTTTGAACAGATCGTCGATCATCTCCGTGATGGCGGTGGTCTTCCCAAAGACAAACGTGAAACTGAGAAAGTACTCGGACTATGAACTACGTGGCTAGTGGGGCGGACATTCGGTTCGCCTCCAACTTGGTTATGATGGTAAACTCACACCTTAAATCAAAAGGTAAGAGTCCATCTTATGATTTAGTCATTAAAGATCAAAATGGAGTAAAAGAAGCATATGTTAAATTAAAGGGAAGCTACTAGCTTCCTTTTTTGTTATTCTGATAAATAAAATTTTAAGGTACAATGCGGATAGGACTAATGATCAGTTTTAAGTCATATTTACAGGAGAGAAAAGTGGCTTCTAAGATTAATGCAAATCGTGGTGACGTTGCCGAAGTCATACTTGGTGCTGCAGTTACAGCAAAATTTGCTTTGACCCCTCCTGGAGCTATTAACAAAAAAAATGTTGAACAAGTATTAGCTAAAGTTATTAGCTCTAAGTCCATGCAAATATCTAGACCAGATAATGCTCGTGGTACAACTCAAATTAAAGATGATGTTAAATTTAAAGTAGGAGTTCCTGCTAAAGCCTGGGAATTTATTAGTAAACCTAGCAATTGGGATTCTGTCGATGATCTATTCCAATCATCAATCGCGTATGTAAACTCAGATCGCCGTTTGGACTTGCAATGTAAAGCAATGTATAATAATTCTAAAGAAAATGATATTTTTATCAACTCTGACGGTACAGGTGATCAGAAAGGAACAAAGGCTGATATTAAACTAATAATTGATGGAAAACCAACAAAAAATCAAATATCATTAAAAGTTAAAGGTGGAGAACAATTCGCTCAAGTTGCGGGTGTTACCTTTGAAAAACAAACTACTATTTGGGGAAAACTTGGTATTGATGTTTCGTCTGCTAAAAATAGTTATGATAAGTATTTTGCTAAAGTAGACCTTGAAACGCGGTTCAAAGATAGAGACTCTATTAACAAGACTGATGTTGGAGAAAATTTAAGACTGGCTGCGTCTGAAGCCTATAAAATAGGAGCAAAACAGCTAAAATCCAAACTTAGTAAGTCTGATTCTCAAATGTTACAAAAACTTAGCGATTTTATCAAACAAGGTGCTGCTCTCGGGGACAAGAATATCGAGCTAGTAAAATTAACTGGGGGTACGTTTAAACGTGCCAAGTTTGGAAAAAGGTTTGAAGATAACTTAAAGGCGATTGCTCCACAGTTAAAAGTTGAATATTCCAGAAAAACTGATCCAATTGTAAAAATCTATGATCCTAAAATCGGGTCTGGAAAAGCAGGTTTACTTATTCAGATCAGAGGAAAATACTCGGCGGAGTCCTCTGGAAAAGGAGATCGCAAAGCATATAAGCCGTATTTTAGAAATATTGTTGAAGCTGGAGACTTATTCTTTAAAATCGCAACTGACAGATAAAACATAAATAATATAAATACATGCGTATATACACTTTAGATCTAATGGGATAACTGATGGCTAACAGATACTTCGATAATTCGCAGTTGGCTGAAGCGATTCGCATTGCGAACGATCAGACCAAAGGCGTCTCCCATATCAACAAGTTTGGATTTGGCGGAGCGACTACTAATTCATATACTGTATGGGATGGTGATAGCGATTATGTATATCCATCCTCCGCTGGTGTTATCACTGTAACTACAGGCGCAGCAGACTCTGGCGCTACTGTTGAATATCAGGGATTAGACGGTAACTATGAATTAATTACAGAGTCTATCACAGGCACACAAGCTGGTGGTACTGGCACAGAGTCTTTCCTTAGAGTGTTTAGAGGCGTAGTCACTAATCATTCTGGTACTAATGCAGCAGATATTACAGCAACCATTAACGGTGAAACAGCAGCGATTGTTACAGCTGGTGAAGGTCAGACACTTATGGCTGTCTACACAGTTCCTGCAAATAAAACTGCGTTTATGAAGCATATACATGCAGCACCAACTAAAAAAGATAATGATACAATTATTACCTTAAAGGCAAGACCTTTTGGTGGCACCTTTAACACCAAAGGTAAATTTGCTTCTACAGGCGATCCTGTTCATTATGACTATCATGTCCCAATTAAATTCGAAGAGAAGACTGATATTGAAATCAAGGCAGAAAACCAATCTGCCTCTGGATATATCAGTGCATTGTTCGATCTAATCTTGCTGGATAACTAATGCACTCGTTTAAAAAGTTTATCACCGAAGAAAAAAACACGCACATGACCCACATTGAGGACAAGGTTCTCTATGGTGGGGTTAAAGGTACAAGAGATGCTATTATGGCTCTCCGCTCTCTTCGTGACATGATGAGAGGCAATCACTCTGGCAATGTTAGTGTCAAGTGGGATGGTGCACCTGCAATTTTCTGTGGAACTGATCCACGAGACGGCAAGTTCTTTGTAGCAAAGAAAGGCATCTTCAATAAAGACCCAAAGGTCTATAAGACAGAAGCTGATATTGATGCAGATACATCTGGTGATCTGGCAATGAAACTAAAAGTTGCACTTAAGTTTTTTGCTAGACTTGGAATCAAAGGAGTCATTCAAGGTGATTTACTTTTTACAAAACCTGATATTAAATCCGAAAAGATCGATGGAGTGGATTACATCACGTTTCATCCTAATAAGATTGTCTATGCTATCGAAAAGAACAGCAAGGATGCTCAAGAAATTAAAAGAGCGAAAGTCGGAATTGTCTGGCACACAACCTACGTCGGAGACAGCTTCGAAACAATGAGAGCCTCTTACGGAGTAGATGTTACTAAGCTAAAAAAGACTGCTGACGTTTGGCAACAGGATGCAATGCTTCGTGATCTAACAAGAGTAGCCACGTTATCTGATAAAGAAACCTCAGCAGTAAATAGACATTTATCTGAGGCAGGTAAGCTGTTCAATCAGATTAAAGGCTCTACTCTTCGTGAACTAGAAGCCAATCAAGACTTAGCAGGTACTATAGAGACCTTTAATAATACATTTGTACGTAAAGGTGCTCAGATTGGTGACACTACTCAACATGTACGAAATCTTATTCAGTTTATCAAAGATAGATATCAGAAAGAAATTGATTCTAAAAAGTCTGAACAAGGTAAGCAGAACTGGAAAAACAAGCAGGACGAAGTTATGAAGTTCTTCTCTCCTGATAATAAAAAGAGCTTAAAGGCCATGTTTGACCTTCAAAAGTCGATTGTGTCTGCAAAATTATTACTTATAAATAAACTGAACAGTATTAAGAACATTAAAACGTTCTTAAAAACAACCAAAGGGTTCAGGTCAACTGAGCCTGAAGGTTACGTCGCTATTGACAAGCTAGCTGGTAATGCTGTTAAGCTAGTGAATCGTTATGAATTTTCAACAAGCAACTTTGACCCAACTATTTTAGCGGGTTGGAGTAAATAAAGAGGAACGATATGAAATATCTTATTTCCGCAATTGTAGCTATGACTGTAGCTGCTCCTGCAATTGCACAAGATGCTACTGATAATGGCTCTGCTCTTATGTCCAACGCAACTGTCGGTGTAAAGACTGACTTAGAAGGTAACGCAGATTGGACAGTTGGTGCAGAGTTGGGTATTGCTGGCTTTGGTGTAGATGCAGGTTTCACTCTCAAAGATCGTGGTGACAACACTGCTGATGACTATTCGATTGGTCTCGGCACTGGTATGGACCTGGGTTTTGCTTCCCTTGACACTAGCATTGACTATGCTTGGGGTGCAACATCTGGTGCAGACCTTATTGGTCGTGGTGACGGTAACACCTGGGGTGATGTAACCCTTAACCCAACCCTGAACATTACTCCTGGCATTATTGGTGGCGAGTATGTATGGGTAGGTGGTTCTATGGACCTCGCTTCTGACGGCGCTATCGCTGTTGGTTGGGGCGGTGCTTCCTATGGAATCGGTTACTCGCATGACCTGAATGACCGCGCATCTATCGGTGTTAGCTGGGGTTGGTCTGTTGATGTAGTTGAGGATGAACTCACCGAAGTCAATGACTGGGTAACCACTGCTGACGGCATGAAAATTGGCGTAGGCTTCAAGTTCTGATATGATTGGGTTTAAAGACTTCCTCTCCGCTATAGCTGAGACTTCCTCTCCTAGTGAGGGGGAGTCTTTACCCGTTTCTGAAGTACTGTCTTTTCAAGCTAGACGTAAAAAATCTATTGCTTTACGGAGACGTAAACAACAAATTCAAAGACAGAGAAAAATTGCATTACGACGTCCTGCCACTCTTGACAGATTAAAAAGACGAGGTCGTAGAACTGCTAGAGATATTTTAACTAAAAGATATTATGGCGGTAAAACTAAAAAAGACATGTCCATTTCTCAAAAAGCACGAGTTGAGAAAAGATTAGACAGAGCCAAAAACGTTACAGGATTTATCTCAAAAAGATTGCTGCCTAGTAAGCGTAAATTAGACGTGCAAAGAAGGCGTGGATAAATTATGATTAATGGATTTAAGCGATATCTAGAAGAACAGTCCTCCGTAGGTTATCTTGTCTTTGGACGATTTAATCCACCGACGACTGGTCATGAAAAGTTACTGGATAAGCTTGCATCTACTGCAAGAGGCAAAGACTATTTTATCTTTGCTTCACAATCTGCTGATCCTAAAAAGAATCCTTTGGATTATCAAACTAAAGTAAAGTTTATGCGCAAGATGTTTCCTAAGCATGCGCGTAATATTATGCTCAATAAGAGCATCAAAAACGTTCTTATGGCAGCAGTACATATGAGCCAAAAAGGATACAAGAACCTGGTGATGGTTGTTGGTTCCGATAGAATTAAAGAATTTGATTCGTTACTTAAAAAGTATAATGGTGTCGACGCACGGCATGGCAAATACGATTTCGAAACAATTAAGGTTGTATCTGCCGGCGATCGTGACCCTGATTCGGATGATGTATCAGGAATGTCTGCTTCGAAGCAACGTGAGAATGCCAAAAACAATGATTTCCGTAAATTTTCTATGGGTCTTCCTAAAGGTGCAAATGACTCCTTAGCAAAAGATCTGTTTAATGCAGTTCGAAAAGGAATGAATCTCAATGAAAATAAATCATTTGCTCAACATGTTATGCTGGCGCCAGTTTCCGAAACACGTGAGAGCTACGTCAGCGGCGAACTATTCGCTGTTGGCAGTTCGGTTCGGTTAAAGGAATCAGAAGAAGTTGGTACCGTACAGCACCGCGGTTCAAACTATCTGATTGTAGAGTTTGATGGTAATAAAAAGCGTGTATGGTTAGACGCAGTAGAGGAAGCATGCTGGAGTGGTTATAAACAAGTAGGAATGAAAACCAAAAATGGTAAACAAGTTCCTAATTGTGTACCAGAAGCACAAGACCCTGATATCAAGGATCGTAAAGGTTCTCAGCCTGCTGCATACCATAAAGGTCTTTCCAAGTCTACTAAAGTTAAAAGAGACGCACAGTTTAAAAAACAAGCTAAGATGGCTGACGATGATCCCAAGGCATACAAGCCTGCGCCTGGAGATAAGTCTGCTAAAACTAAGCCATCCAAGCACACATTAAAATTTAAGCAGATGTATGGAGAAGCTCATGCTTACCTTTAAATCATATCTCAACGAAGATGCAACTGCAGGATTAAAGAAAAAAGCTGAGAAAAGCGGAATGCCATTAGGTGTTTTACGTCAGGTTTATAATCGCGGTGTAGCTGCATGGAAAACAGGACATAGACCCGGGACCACTCCTCAACAATGGGGAATGGCTCGGGTCAATTCATTTGTAACCAAGTCTTCTGGTACCTGGGGTAAAGCAGATAAAGACTTAGCTGCAAAGGTACGTGGATAATGCAGCGGTTTAAAGAGTACTACGAGATTGGTACTGATAAGTACGCTAAGCATACTAAAAAGAAGACTCCAGGTCAAATGGATGAAGGTCCAGGCAAGTCTGAATCTTGGGAAGCTGGATACAAGCGTAGAGTCGTAAAGACTACCAAGCCTGAACATAAAGAAAAAGGTTATAAGTGGAGAATCAAAGGTAAAGACCGCCCTGAGATTTCTATTAAGCTTTACAAAGCAAAGCCTTCGTATAAAGAATTTACAAATCAAATGAAACGCGTAGCAGGTCACGAGTTTGGGAGCCGATAATGAAGTTTAAGGAATTACAAGAGAAAGCTGTATCCAAACAGCAGCAGAAACTCATGGGACTCGCTTTGGCATATAAGCGAGGAGAGGTGTCCGGTGATAAGGTATCCGACGCTGTCAAGGACCTGGCAAAAGGTATGTCTGAGAAAGAGTTAGAAGACTTTGCTAAGACAAAGCATAAAGGCCTGCCCGATAAAGTAGATGAAGTTTCTTATAAGAAAGCCATGAGATCTTATCAAAAGGCAATGGGTCAGTCTAAAGACGCTGATGATGCAGGCGATAAGAAAACTGGCGATAAAAAATTCGATCAAGCAGTGAAGTTTGGTCGTTACGCTAATAAGAAGTTTCAATCTAGCAGAAACAAGAAAAAGCTG